CGGTGATGCGAAAGACCCGAGCCTGATGAACGACGAGTATCGCGAGACCTACGGGAAGTCAGGGAACTTCCCCGGCGCGGTTATCCGCACGACTGCCTACGTCCGCGACGAGTGCGAGAGCCTTGCCAAGCAGATTGTGCGGACGCAATGAGGCGGGCAAATGCGAACGTCCTCGCAGATCAGGGCGACCTCACGCGCGCCTACTGGAAGGCCCGCGTAGACGCCCTCCAGGCAGCGCCGGGTCGCTACGACCGGGCTTCAGATCAGACCTTCCAGCTCCTTGACCAGGGCAGAAACGAAGGTGCCAACCCCAGCGATCCCCGGCGCTGTCGTGAAGCCGAACGCTATGAGCGCTACATGGCCGAGCGGGAGAGGGACGAGTCGTGAGCTGGAAGGTCCGGCAAGGCGACGCGTTGGCGCGGCTTCGCGAGATGCCGGACGAGTCGGTCCACTGCTGCGTGACGAGCCCGCCGTATTTCGGCCTGCGGGACTACGGCGTCGAGGGGCAGATCGGGTTGGAGCCGTCGCTCGATGAGTACTTGGCGCGGCTTGTCAAGGTATTCGCTGAGGTCCGCCGGGTGCTGCGCTCGGATGGGACGCTGTGGCTCAACATCGGCGACAGCTACGCGAGTAAGCCGCGCGGCTCCGACAACGGCTGGGACAAGTCGCGGCTGACCAATCCGTCAAGGGTTCAGAAGGCGCAGTCGGAGTCGCTTCGCCGCAGCCGTCACACCGCCTCGACTTCCGGCGCGAAGCAGAAGGATCTGATGATGGTGCCGGCGCAGCTGGCGCTCGCGCTCCGCGCTGACGGCTGGTACCTGCGCTCGGAAATCATCTGGCACAAGCGGGCACCGATGCCCGAGTCGGTTCGGGACCGCCCGACCCGCGCCCATGAGCAACTGTTCCTGCTCTCCCGCTCACCGCGCTACCACTACGACGGCGCAGCAATAGCCGAGCCCGCGAGGTACGACGGGCACACGAACGGCGGCGGGCAGGGCAACGGCGCGATGAGCTACCCCGCGCGCACCGCCAACAAGCGATCGGTCTGGACGCTCTCATCGGAGCCCTCCGCCGAGGCGCATTTCGCCATGTTCCCGACCAAGCTGATCGAGCCTTGCATCCTCGCCGGTTGCCCTGAAGGCGGCACCGTCCTCGACCCGTTCGCCGGAGCTTCGACAACCGGCGTCGTTGCGACCCGCCTCGACCGCTCCTACATCGGCATCGAGCTCAACCCCGCCTACGTCGAGATGGGGCGCCGCCGCATCCGAGACGACGCGCCGCTCTTGAACACGCCGATCGAGGCCGCGTCGTGACCGCCCTCATTGTCCTGCTGTTCATGCTCGCCGCGGCCTTCTGCCTCGGCTACCTGTTCGGCGACATCGGCGGCGAGGCGCGGGCCTACAAGCGCTTTGTCGAGGCCAACCGCTCCCCGTATCGGAGGCGGCGGTGAACCCGCGCCTCGCCCCGCACAACACCCGGCCACTACGCCGCGCCCGCACCCTCGCCGCCCTGCGTGAGCTGGACGTCGCGGTCTGCTTCGACTGGCGCGGGTTTGAGAGCTTCAGGGCGCGGCCCTATGACCGCCTGACCGATGACCTACCGCGTGGCGTCGAAGCCGCGCAGAACGGCTCTCATGGCGTCAGGGAGGCATCGTGAACGGCCGAGGTAGCCGGACGAAGGGAAGGTCGGCCGAGAGGGAAGTCGAGCTGCGCTTCCAAGACGCCGGCTTCACGACCGAGCGTGCGCTGTCGGGCCGCAGGCAGATCGCGGGCGACATCAACGTCGCCGGGCTCGCCCTGGAAGTACGCCGCCGCGAGACCCTTTCGATCGACGCTTGGAGCCGCGACCACGAGGACGAGACCCCCGATCACCTGACCCCGGTTGTCGTCTACCGCCGCTCACGGGCGCCGTGGCGCTGCTCGCTGCTGCTTGAGGATCTGATCGACCTGCTGCGGGAGGCTCGGTCGTGAACCCGCGACCACGAAAGGACACCATGAGCGAATCATCCGAGCAGGCGCGGGTCGCAGAACTGACGCATTGCCCCGACTGCGACGAGCCTGTCGTCTGGACCACCTTCGCGCCCGCGCCCACCCACGATCGAGAGGAGAAGTGATGAAGTACCGCAAGCGACCCGTTGTGATCGACGCCGTTCGCAACACCGGCGAGTGGAAGCCGATCATCGACTGGCTCGACACGCTGACTGACGGCCCGCTCACCGTGCCCTTCGGAGCCAAGCCCGCCGTCACCCGCAACTCGGACGGCACCCTGACCATCGACACGCCGGAGGGCCGGATGCTCGCCAACGTCGGCGACTGGCTGATCTTCGGCGTCGCGGGCGAACTGTACCCCTGCAAACCCGACATCTTCGACGCGACCTACGAACCCGCGCCCCTGCCACCGGAGGAGGAGTGATGGCTGCACGGCTTTACACGCTCCACGGCTGGTTCAACAGTGACGACGACGCGGCGCCTGCACTCGTTTACGCGAGTCGCGCTGACGATGCGATCTCGCTGACGATCGCGCGCCAAGCCGATTGGCTCGACGGCACCGCCAGCGCCGACGTACACCTCAGCCCTGCCGATGCGCTCCGGCTCGCCGGACAGCTTGAGCGAGCCGCTGAGGATGCGATCGCAGCGATGGGGGGGGAGTGATGGCGCGGCCCAACTGGGTTTCCGCACCGGTCCCCTACGACTGGCGGCAGGAGTGCTGGCAGATCCTCCTCGCAACCGGAGCCGACCCAGACGGTGACGACGCCCGCCACCTGAACCCCGGCGAGGCGCTGAGGGCGGTCGAGGAGCTGCGGGCGGAGGCTGACGGCGAGGGTGCCACGCTCGGCTCCACGGTGGACGCGCTGATCGCCGAGATCGACAGCGGTGCGCACCCGGCCGAGGATGCCGCGATCGTGGTCGGGCAGTTGATCCGCTGGCGCGAGCAGAAGTACCCGGAGGGCGACCGTGGCGACTGACCACCCGCGCACCCCACCGCCCGGCTCCGACGAGGCCCGCGAGCAGGGCTGCCTCTGCCCGCGCTACGACAATCGCCGGGGCGAGGGCTACGCGCTCTCCGCCAAATGCGAGCCGATGTTCGTGATCCGCGACAACTGCCCGCTGCACGGCCACATAACCACCCCCGATCCCGCACATAACCCCGCCAACCCGCGCAGCGATGCCGCTCGGGGCGAGCCACATACCCGCGCACATAACGGGGAGGCCGCATGACCCCGACCCTGCGCCGCGCCCGTGTCCTCGCCGCCCTGCGCGAGCTCGACGTGGCGATCGACTTCGGCTGGCGCGACTGGTCCTGCTTCTGCGCCCGCCCCTACGACTGGATGGCCGACGACCTACCCCCGACCCGCGAAGGCGCTCAGAACGGCTCCCGTGGCGCGAGGGAGGCGGCGTGAGCGGACGGAGCAGCCGCACGAAAGGCAGGTCCGCCGAGCGCGAGGTCGAGCTGCGTTTTCAGGACGCCGGCTTCACGACCGAGCGGGCGATCGGCGGGCGGCGGCAGATCGCCGGAGACATCAACGTCGCCGGGCTCGCGGTCGAGGTCCGCCGCCGCGAGAAGCTGTCGCTCGACGCCTGGTCGATGGCGCACGAGGACGAGACCCCCGATCACCTGACGCCGGTCGTCGTCTGGCGCCGCAGCCGGGCGCCGTGGCGAGTCAGCCTGACCCTTGAGGACTTCATCGACCTGCTGCGGGAGGCGCGGTCGTGAGTGCCGAGCGCTGGTACAGCAAGCGCGAGCTTGCCCGCGAGCTGCATGTTTCGGTCTCCTCGATCGAGCGCCACGTCCGCCCCACACTGCGCGTAGGCGGTATGAATCGCTACGAGATGAGCGACGTCCGCCGCCAGCTCTCGGGTGAATCGCCAGGCACCGGCAAGCGGTGCGACCCCGTGCTCGGATCGCCGCCGCCGGGACGAACTGGTAGCCGGCTGGTAGCTGGGGCACCGGTCGCAAGCGCCGGATCGGTAGCTGGGAGCGCGCCATGATCGACGCGGCCACCTGCGACACCTGCGGCGCCGAGCTCGGCCCCGACGCCGTCACGGTCAACGGCACCCGGACGGTCTGCGCCTCCCACTTCCGCCCCGCCCCCGAGCCGCCCGAGATCCGCGCCATGCACCGCAAGCTCGCCCGCGGCGAACGGCTCGAGTTCGACCACGAGCCGCCGCTGACCGAGGGCGACGTCCACCGCTACCCCAGCGGTATCGAGGTCACGATCGTCGCCGTCCGCCGCCCCAAGCCCGACCGCTGGACGGTGCAGACCCGCCGCCACGTCCCGACCCCGCCGCGCAACCTGCGAGCCGGGCCGCTGCCGTGGACGGCCGAGCAGACCGTCCGCCACGTCCCGACCCCTGGCGAGATCGCCGCCGCCCGCGAGGACAGCGCCTACACCCACCGCGGCGACGTCCTCGACGCGGGCGAGGCGCCGTCGGATCGCGAGCTGGAGCGGATGGCGAGCGCGGCGCGGCTGCGCCAGGCCGAGGCGATCCGGGCCGAGATCGAGGAGGCGGCGTGAGGTCAGACCTACCCGAGCCGGTGCGCCGCGAGCTCGACGCGCAACGCCGGGCATTCTGCCGCGAGGTCGGCGCGGGATACGAGCGCCTGGTCGAGCGTCACATCGACCCGACGCCGTGGATGGTCGCGGTGGTCGATCTGCTCGATCAGGCGCTCGCCGGCGAGGATGTTGCAAAGGCGTCCGCCGAGTGACTACACTTCCGACCGAAGCCTGCTTCCCGTCCCTGCGCCCTCTCCCGGAAGTGCAATGTGGAGAGCCCCGCGGCGGATAGTTGAACCGATGCCCGAATGCGGCTCTACCGCACATCCGGTAGGCCGCAGGACTGCCAGCTCTGCGGCAGCGACAAGCCGGATTGCGCTGCACGATCTGATCCCACCGAAGGGAGGCGGTTGCAATCGCAGCCGAGATCCACATCCCCTTCCGCTTCCCGAAGCGGGAGGCAAAGCGCCTGCTGCAACTCGCGCAACTGTTCGCCGCCGAGAAGGCGCCGGGCGAGCGGCACGAAGACGTCGGCCTGCTGATCGCCGCAGCGAAGGCAGCCAACGACGGTGAGCCGCTGGTCGTGGTCGTTGAGAGCGGCGAGGAGGCGCAGGCGATGGCTGACGCCTTCACCCATCTCGGCGTCAGTCGCCCGGCGATCGGCTGATGCCGGGCAAGGTCTGCCCGGCGTGCGGCAGGATCGGATGCCGGGCGCACGTGCCGAAGCCGTGGGCCGGTAGCACGAGGCGGCGGCGCATGACCGTCAGCGGGTGGGAGCAGCAGCGCCGGGCAGCTCGGGTGATCGCGAGGGACCACGGCATCTGCCACGTCTGCGGCAAGGGCGGTGCGGACCAGGCCGATCATCTACGTCCGCTCTCACAAGGCGGGGCGGACAGCGAGGCGAACATGGCGGCGATCCACGCCGAGCCATGTCACCGCGAGAAGTCGCAGGGCGAGGCGCAGTATGCGCGCTCGGCCCGCACGTAAGACGGCCCGGCGCTGAGGCAACAGCCCGGGCCACGGCCAACCTGAAAGGAAGGTTGACGTGGGTGAGGGTAACTGTGCGTGCGGCTCGCCGTTGCACGCGAGAGGAATGTGCAAACGGTGCTACTCGCGTTGGCACCAAGCGCATGACCCGACCGGCAATGTTGCGGCGTATAACGCCAAGCGGCGGGTCAAGTTGCCACCTCGGATCTGCTCGGTCTGCGGTGAGCCGAATGAGCGGGGAGCGCAGGCGCTCTACTGCTCGGTGCGGTGCAAGAGGCGGGCGGACAACGCGGCGCGTAATGGATGGGACCCGTCGAGCAGGCCGATGCCGACGCCGTATAACTGCGAGGAGTGCGGCACGCTTTGTGTCCCGGGCGAGAACGTCGCGGCGCACGGGACAAAGTTCTGTGGCAGCAGGTGCAAGGCGAAGTGGCATCGCCCACCGCCTAAGCGCCCACCGCCGCTTGGGCCGACATGTCGAGTGAGTGATGCGCCCAAGCCGAGGGTGTGGATCGAGGGGCTATGCCCGGAGTGTGGCGAACGGTTCGTCAGTCTCGCTAGCTTCCGTAAGGTCGGGTACTGCTCAAGCCGGTGTCGTCGTCGGATGCACAGCCGACGACGACGAGGATGGAAAGCCGGTGGCGGCTACAAGGCGCTTCACTTCCGGGTGATAGCTGAACGCGACGGCTGGCTCTGCCAGCTCTGCGGCGATCCGGTTGAGTGGGACGCAGCGGTACCTGAGCCATTGGCACCGACGATGGATCACATCATCCCGCTGTCGAGGGGCGGCGCCCACCATGAAACGAATGTGCAGCTCGCTCACTTTATCTGCAACTGCCGGAAGGCTGACGGGCTGGCTGTACCCATAGGTGGTCAGTGTGCCCTGGTCTAAGGGAGGGGCGGTGGGGTGGCGGGGTTTAGAAGGTTGCGTTGGTTCCGAGAGCGCCCCGTTATGCGGGATCACCCCTAAAGGGGGTGGCACCGAGCCCCCAAGCGATCGCCGAGGGACAGATTAGGGCAGCAGTCGCGCGCGCCGGGATTGACAATCCGGGTGCCGTTTGAAAGGCCGCATGGCCGGAAGGAGGAGGCCGCATGGCCGCCGCTACGAAGTTCACGCCGCAGATGCGCGGCGACCTGATCGAACGATTCGCCGCCGGGCTCAGCGTTCGGGATGCCGCGTCCGCGGTCGGCCTGAACGAGAAGACCCTGAAGACCTGGATCACGAAGGGCCGCAGGCAACAGGACGGCGATTACGCATCGTTCGTCGCGCAGGTCGAGGAGGCCAGAGAGGTCGCCAGGAATCGGCCCGAGCCGATGGACGAGGCCGAGCTGATCGTCGTCGTCTCCGAGGCCGCCCGCCGCGGCAACACCCAGGCGATGAAGCTGCGCTGGGAGATGCTCGGCCGCGACAAGGTGGTTGAGGAGGAGGAGCCGCCCGACCCGCTCGAGGCGCTGGATGAGTTGGCGGCCAAGCGTGCCGGCAGAGCAGCCTGAGCTCGATCTGTTTGAGGCGTTCTGCCGCGATGCGCTGACCATCGAGGACGGCTCACCGCTACGGCTTTACCCCTTCCAACGCCGGATGCTCGCTGATCTATTCGGCGGGGTTCGCGAGACCGTAATTTTGATTCCGAAGAAGAACGGCAAATCGACGATCCTCGGCGCGCTGGCGATCTTCCACCTCTGCACGACCCCCGACGCCGAGTGTGTGATCGCCGCCGCCTCCCGCGACCAGGCCGCGCTGATGCTGCGCCAGGCGCAGGGCTTCATCCGTCGCTCGCCGGGTCTGCAGGAGCGGCTGCTCGTCAAGCAGCGGGAGATCATCCACCGCGAACTCGGCGGCCGCATCCGCATCCTCGCCTCTGACGTCGACACCGCCGACGGCGTGATCCCGACGCTGGCGCTCGTCGACGAGCTGCACCGGCACAAGTCCGACGAGCTCTACGGGATCTTCCGCGACGGCCTCGGTCCCCGCGGCGGCCGTATGGTCACGATCTCAACCGCCGGTGACAGCAGCGAAACCCCGCTCGGTCGCCTACGCGCCGCCGCCTATGCCCGCCGCGGGATGAAGCGCGACGGCTGCTACCGCTACGTCCGTGGCAAGAGCTTCGCCTTCCACGAGTGGGCGCTCGACCCCGAGGACGACCCCGACGATCTCGATCTCGTCAAGCAGGCGAACCCTGCGCCGTGGCAAACGATCAAGGAGCTGCGGGGCCGCCACGACTCCGACTCGATGCGCCGGTGGCAGTGGCAGCGCTTCGCCTGCGGCCAATGGGTCGGCGGCGAGGAGGCCGCCGTCTCCGACCGGGAGTGGCGGGCGGCCGCCAAGGCGGGCCTGAGCATCCCGGCGAACGCCGAGCCGATGATCGGGATCGACATCGGCCGCCGCGTGGATTCGACCGGGATCGTCGCCGTCTGGTCTCCCGAGGACTCCGACGAGATCCTGGTCGAGCCGCTGGCCATCATCGCCCCGCCCGGCGACGGCACCTCGACGCCGGAGGAGGCGATCTGGGAGCCGCTGGAGGCAGCGGCCGAACGCTGGCCGCGAGCGACCTTCATTGCCGACCCGAAGCTCGGCGGCGACCTGTTCCTCGAGCGGGTGGAGCGTGAGTTCCCGAGCGTCCGTACCGCCGTCTTCGACCAGGTCGCGACCGCGCTCGCCCGGATGGCGGCGCAGTTCTCGGAGGCACTCGCCTCCGGCCGGCTCAGCCACTCCGACGATCCGGCCCTCAACGCCCATGTCCTCGCCGCGGCAGCCCGTCCCGTCGGCGAGCAGTTCCGCTTCATCAAGCAGCGGCGCAAGAAACTGCCGATCGACGGCCTGATCGCGCTGTGCATGGCGCTGAGCGTCCTCATCGGTGAATCACGAGAAGAACCGGAGGCGACCTACGCCGTCGCCGCATGGTGAAAAGGAGACCTTCGGTGCCTATCGACTCTGACGACCTGAACTTGATCGACGTGATGAGCGCCGAGCTCGACCGGCGACAGACGATGCGCAGGCGGCTGCGCCGCTACGCGAGCGGCGATCATCCCGTCCCCGAGCACGTCACCCACGCCGAGCTGGAGGCCGAGTACAAGGAGCTGATGGCGCAGGCCATCACCAACTGGCCCGAGCTGATCATCAAGGCCGTCTCCCAGCGGCTCGCCGTCTCCGGCTTCCGCTTCGCAGATCAGGCGCTCGCCGATGAGGCATGGTCCCACTGGCAGTTCAACCGCATGGACCAGCGGGCCCGGCTGATCGACGATGCCGCATTGATCGACGGCCGCGCCTATGCGATCGTCTGGAACGACGCCGCCGGCCGCCCGACCATCTATGTCGAGGACTCCTCGACCACGATCGTCTCCTACGACACCAGCGGCGATCGCGTGGCCGCCCTGCGCCGCTGGAAGGAGGGCGACCGCTGGTATGCGACCCTCTACCGGCCCGGCTCGATCGCGAAGTTCGTCGGCCCCGAGAAGTCGTCGGTGGTGCCGAGCGGCGAGAAGTGGCAACGACGCGAGGTGCCCGGCGAGCCGTGGCCGCTGACGAGTAAGTTGCAGGTGATCCCCGTCGTCGAGTACGCCGTCAACGGCTCCCTCGGCGGCGGGCAGTTCGGCTCGGCCGCCGGCGAGTTCGAGCGGGTGTTGCCGATCATCGACCGGATCAACACGACGGTCTTCAGCGGCCTGCTCGCGCAGACCTACTCGGCCTTCCCCGTCCGCGCGCTGATCGGCGACAAGATCAGATACGAGGCCAAGCGGGACGCGGCCGGGGAACTTGTCCTCGACTCCGACGGCAACCAGATCATGGAGCCGGTGGCGCCGGTGCAATTGGCGGTCAACCGCCTGATCCAGATCGAGAACAAGGACGGCAAGCTCGTCCAGCTCCCCGAGGCGCAGCTCGACAACTACATCAAGTTCGCCGAGTCCCACATCCGCCACCTCGCCGCGATCACCCAGACCCCTGCTCACTACCTGCTCGGCGAGATGGTCAACCTCTCAGCCGACGCGATCCGCGCAGCCGAGGCGGGGCTGATCAGCAAGGTCCGTGCTCACCAGGTCGATCTCGGGGAGTCCCACGAGGAGGTCGTGCGGCTGCTGCTGCTCGTCGACAACCCCGACCGCGAGGTCCCCGACGACATCGAGACCCGCTGGCGCGATGCCGAGTCCCGCTCACTCGCCGAGCGTGCTGACGCCGCCGTCAAGCTCGCCTCGATCAACATGCCGTGGCAGGTCATCGGCGAGATGGTCCTCGGCATGTCCGCGCAGGAGATCACCCGCGCGCAGGCCAGCGTCGGCGCCGACGCGCTCAACAGCCTGATCGCCGCCGGCGGCACCGCCGCTGAGCCGATCGCGCCGTGAGCGCGCTGACGAAGGCTCACATCGCCGCCGAGGCCGAGCTGCGCCGCCTCGTCAAGCAGGCGACCGTCGCGATATGGCGCGGCCTCCCCGGCTACGACCGCGCCGACGTCGAGACCTTCGTCGATGCGATCGTCCCCATCATCGAGGCCGCACAGCGCCAGTCGGTCGCGCTGACCGAGGGCTACCTCGCCCGCGCGCTCGAACGCCAGCCGCTCGGCCTCGACCCCGCCGCTCTCAGCGGCGCCGCCGTCCGCAACGGCGCCACGCCCGCCGAGGTCTACGCCCGCCCCTTCGTCACCGTCTGGACGGCGCTCAAGGACGGCCGCCCCTACGAGGACGCGGTCGCCGCCGGACTCGCACGGGCGACCGAGACGGCGGCGATGGACGTGCAACTTTCGGCCCGTGCAACCTTTGACCGCGCCATTGATCTGGACGACAACATCTACGGCTACCAGCGGGTCGCCGACGGTGATGCCTGCGCCTTCTGCCAGGAGGTGGACGGTGCCTATGTCAAGGCGTCCGCCGGTTTCGCGTTCGCGCTCCACAACAACTGCGTCCTCGGCGACTCACGCGTTTGGGCGCCCCCATCGGGCGGCGGCGCCAAGGCGACCAGCGTCGGCGGGGCTCATGCCGCTACGCGCCGGTGGTATGAGGGCGAGGTTGTAGTCATCAAGACCGCCGCTGGACACGACCTCACCGTCACCCCGAATCACCCGATACTCACGGATCGCGGATGGGTTGCGGCGGGCATCTTGCGCGAAGGCGACGGCGTAATCAGCAGCCGTAGGCTCGATGGGGTATGTGGGGGTGTCCCACACAAAGAGAATGTGCCAGCCCGCATCGAGGATTACTTCCGTCCGCCGCTGGTGGGTCCGCTTGCGAGCGTGCCATTCGCCGCCGAGAAGTTCCACGGCGACAGGGGCAATGGCGAAGTCGACGTTGTATCTCTGCACGGCGGCCTGGACGCGCGGCACCTCACCGCGCTCTTTGAGCCAGTCGAGCATCTGGAACTCGCCGGTGGATTGCGGGACGCCTCGGCTTTCGCGTGTCCGGGCTGCGGCCGCGAGCGCCGCGGTCGATGGGACGCGTCCGCGAGACGCTCTGTTGGCCGCCGCTACCCGGCGCTTGCGCTCGGTCGGCGTCGTCTGACTGGCGGCGATGCGATTCTGTTCGCTCCGGGTGCGCTTCGTGATGCCGGCACGGCGGAGGATGCGGTCCACGGTGGATCGCGAAATACCATGCCTCGCGGCGATGGCGAGCACCGAATCGCCAGCCCGGTATTCCTCGACGACGGTGGTGCTATCTATGGTGCGCCGCCCTGGCGGAAACCCGCAATCTCGGAGGGCGCGGATCAGCGTCTTAGTGTTGATGCCGACAGCGCTCGCGGCCTCCTCGATCGACTGGCCGGAGACATAGAGCTCGACCGCCTTGTCTTTGTCGGCCGGCGGAACCTTGCGGCCCATGTGTTCAACCTCGTGACGGAGTGCGGATGGTATTCAGCGAATGCCATTCTAACACATAACTGTGGCTGCTCACTTGAACCCCTGACCGAGCCGCACAAGCGCGCCGTTCACCTGCCCGACGGCACACGAATCCGCCCTTACCAGTACGGGCCGCTGAACAGCAGCGTCGCCGTCAACGAGCACGGCGAGCTCGGGGCCGTCCTCGGCTCCCCCGACCACAACTTCACCGGGCCGTCCGGCCTGGCGTAAACCGGCGCCGCATGGCGCCCCGAAGAAGGAGGCCGCATGGCCACGACGACCGACGAGCCCACGACGGCCGAGACCGACGAGCAGAAGCCCGGCGAGCCCGAGGCCGAGAGCACCGCCGAGGCCGCGGAGCCGACGCAGAAGTCGGCGGAGGAGCTGCGCAAGGAACTGCGCGAGGGCGACCGCGTCAGAAAGCGCGAGAGCGCGAAGAAGGACAAGCGGATCGCCGACCTCGAAAAGCAGCTCAAGGAGCGCGCCGACGAGGACAAGTCCGAGCAGGAGAAGGCGATCGAGAAGGCCCGCGAGGAAGGCAAGGCCGAGGCACAGACCGCGGCTGAGAAGAACCGTCGCGCCGACCGGCTCGACGTCGCCGTCACCCGCGCCGCCGCCAAGTCGTTCGCCGACCCCGACGACGCGCTGATGCACATCCAGCGCCGGATCGCCACCGGAGACATCGACGAGGACACGATCTTCGACGACGAGGGCAAGGTCAACGCCGACGCCCTGAAGTCGTCACTCGCGCAACTGCTCGAGGACAAGCCCCACCTGGCCGCCGACGACGGCCGCCCGAAGGGTGAGTCCGACGCGGGCCGCGGCGAGGGTGGTGGCACCTCGCTGGAAGAAATGTCTGTCGAAGACCACCTGAAGGCGATCTCTCGCCACTGAGTACCGGCCGCTGCATAGCGGTCTCCTGAGCAACCACAACCAAATGAGGAGGCCGCAATCATGGCCAACACCATCATCACCCCGACCGTGATCGCCCGCCGGGCGCTCGCGACCCTATACAACAGCACCGTCTTCGCGGCGCTGGTCCACCGCGACTACGACGAGGACTTCACCGGCAAGCAGGGTGACACGATCACCGTGCGCAAGCCGGCGACGTTCACGGCGGCGGCGTTCGATCGCAACACGGGGATCGTTCCCCAGGACGCGACCGAGGACTCGACGCCGCTCGAGCTGGACACCCTGCTCGACGTCTCTTTCGCGGTCACCGCCGAGGAGCTGACGCTGTCGATCGACGACTTCGCCGACCGACTGGTCAACCCGGCGATGGAGGCGATCGTGCAGAAGGTCGACGCGACCATCGCCGAGAAGCTCGTCGACACTGCCGAGGCCAGCGGCGGCGGTGGAACCGTCACCTGGTCGTCCTCGAAGGCCTCGACGGTGTTCACCGGCGAGCTCGGCGCGCTGGCCAAGCTCGGTCGCGGGAAGGCGCCGACGGCGAACCGTTCGGCGGTGTTCAGCCCGGAGGGCGCGGGCGTCTGCCTGACGGACACGCTGTTCGTCGAGGCCGACAAGAGCGGTGCGACCGACGCGCTCCGCGAGGGCTCGATCGGGCGGGTGTTCGGATTCGACACCTACCAGTCGCAGGCGCTCGGCTACGGCGCCGGCGACGCCGGTGCCGCCGATGGCGTCGCGTTCCACAAGGACGCGGTCGCCTTCGTCAGCCGGACGCTCGACAAGCCGGCCGGCATCGCCGACGGCCTGGCGACGGTCGCCAACTACAAGGGGCTCGGGCTCCGCGTGGTCCGCGACTACGACATCAGCAAGAAGCAGGACATCGTCTCGGTCGATTTCCTGTGCGGTGTCGCCGCCCTGCACAAGGAGCTGGCGATCCAGCTCAGCCTGGGCCTCGGCTCGTAGGCATCCGATGAGGACAAGCCCGCCCCCACACGGGGGCGGGCTTCCCTCGCCTTACTGCAATGGCCTTCGCCACCTACTCAGACGTCGCCAACCGCCTCCTACGGACGCTCAGCAGCGCCGAGCAGGAGGCGGCGACGGCTGTGATCGCCGATGTCACCACGCAGATCGCCGACGAGGTCGGGCGCGATGCGGCGTGGGCTGCGGCGCTCACGCCGGTCCCCGGCTACCTGAAGGCCGTCTGTATCGAGAAGGCGATCTCGGCGATCGCCAACCCCTCCAACTTCGCGAGCGAGTCGGAAACCCTCGGCTCATACTCACACTCGCAGACCTACCCCCGCGCCACCGACGGCGGCGTCCTGCTCACCGACGATGAGGCCCGTCGCGTCCGCGAGGCCGTCTACGGCGCCGGCGTCGCCTCACCGACGGTCGGCTCCTGGCTCGACGACTTCGAGCTCGACCAGCGCGACGAGGAACTGCCGATCTGAGAATGGCCGACCTGGTCGTCCTCGTTCCGGCGCTCGGCCGTCCTCACAACGTCAAGCCGCTGCTCGACTCGGTCGAGGCGACGTGCGAGGCACGGGTGCTGTTTCTCTGCGACGCCGCCGACGCCGCCGAGATCGCCGCCGTCGACGCCGACCCGCGGGCGCACATCGACATCTGCGGCGGCAACTACGCCTACAAGATCAACCGCGGGATCACGCTCACCTCTGAGCCACTGATCTTCACCGGTGCCGACGACATCCGTTTCCACGACGGCTGGCTGGAGGCGGCGAAGGCGAAGATCGCCGAGGGCGCCTCGGTCGTCGGCACCCAGGATCTCTGCAACCGCCGGACGATCCGCGGCGAGCACGCAACGCACTTTCTCGTCACCCGCAGCTACGCGAAGGGCCCGCAGTTCGACGGCGCCCGCGGCCTGCTGTGCGAGCTGTACGCCCACTGCTGCGTCGACGACGAGCTGATCGCCACCGCCTCGGCCCGCGGCGCCTACGCCTTCGCCGCCGACTCGATCGTCGAACACCACCACCCGCTCAACGGCACAGCACCCGACGACGAGGTCTACCGCAAGGGCATCGCCTCGATCCGCGCCGACCGGCGCATCCTACGCAAGCGGAGGGCACTGTGGGCCGGGTGACGGTCTGCTGCGGCACCTTCGGGGGCCATGAGTGGATCGACCTCGCTCGCCAGCGGGCGCTCCCCTCGGCCCGGCTGCAATGCGACCGCGTGATCCACGTCCACGCCCGGACGCTCGCTGAGGCCCGCAATCTCGCGCTGGCCGAGACCGACACCGAGTTCGTGATCTTCCTCGACGCCGACGACGAGCTGGCGCCCGGCTACATCGAGACGCTGCTCGCGGGTAGCGCCGACATCCGCGTCCCGAGCGTCTCCTACGTCGCGGGCGGCATCCCGCGCAAGCCATATGTCCCGAAGGTCGCAGGCCACGACCATCAATGTGAGGCGGCCTGCCTGGAGGCGGGCAACTACGCGGTGATCGGCTCGCTCGCCCGGACCGAGAGGGTCCGTGCCGCCGGCGGCTTCGGCGAGGAGGCCGTGTACGAGGACTGGGCCCTGTGGCTGCGCATGTACCGCGCCGGCGCAACCGTCGAGACGATCCCCGCCGCCACCTACATCGCCCACGTCCGCCCCGACTCGCGCAACCGCGCCCCGAGCATGGAGGCGAAGAACCGCGTCCACCGGGAGATCGTCGCGGCGGTCGGCGCATGAGGCCGAAGATCGCGATCCTGCTGCCGACGCTTGGCCGACCGGATCGGCTCGAGCCGCTCGTCGAGAACGTCGTAGCGACGACGCCGCCGGGCGACTGGCAGCTCGTGTTCGCGCTCGACAGGGACGACGCTGCTTCCTGGGCCGCCCTGATCAGGTCGCTGCGTCTGGCCGACGGTGGTACGCTCGCGGCGGTTGCAGCCGATGGGTCCTACCCGGCGAAGACGAATGCCGCGTACCGCTACTCGTCGGCGCCACTCGTCCTGCCGACCGCTGATGACGTCGTGTTCCACGAGGGATGGCTCGAGGCCGTACTCGGCGCGTTCACGGATGAGGTCGCCGTCGTGGGGACGAACGATCTGTCGCCGATGAGTCACGCCGAGCACGCGACGATGCCGGTGATCCGCCGCAGCTACATCGAGGGGGAGGGCTGCTCCTGGGACAGCCCCGGCGTCGTATTCCACGAGGGGTACGCGCACAACTACGTCGAGACGGAAATCTGCGAGCTGGCGATCGGGCGGAGCGTATGGCGCTACGCCCCCGACAGCGTTATCGAGCACCTGCATCCGTCGTGGGGCAAGCGGGAGTCCGACGACACCGACGCACGGGGCAATCAGGTGAGCTTCGATAGCGACAGGGAGACGTTCGACCAGCGGCGAGCACTATGGCCGTGGCCGAAGCCCGTGTCGTAATCCCCTTCGCCGGCGAGTGTCCCTACCGCCGCCGCGCTCTCGACCACGTCGCCGCCCGCTACCCGTGGCCGGTGATCGTCGCCCCCGGCGGCGAGCCGTGGATCAAGGCGCACGCGGTCATGGCTGCGGTCGAGGCCACCGATGCCGAGATCATCGTCGTCGCCGACGCCGACGTCTGGAGTGACGGCACCCCGGCAGCGGTCGAGGCCGTGGCGTCCGGCGCAGCGTGGGCGATCCCCCACCGCGGCGTCTTCCGGCTGACCGAGGCGGCGAGCGCGGCGTACATCGCCGGAGCGCCGCTGGAGGGGCTCGAGCTCGCCGAGCGCGCCTACCTCGGCTGGGAGGGCGGCGGCGTCGTCGTCGCCCTCCGCGAGACCCTCCTCGACGTCCCGATGGACCCGCACTTCATCGGCTGGGGCTGTGAGGACGAGGCGTGGGCGCTTGCGCTCAACCTGCTCGCCGGACACCGCTGGCGCGGTAAGTCGCAGCTCGCCCACCTGTGGCATCCCCCGCAGCCACGCACCGACCGCCGCCAGGGTAGCCCCGCCAACTTCGCCCGCCTGCGCCGATACGTCGCCGCCCGCCATGACCCGGCGGCGATGCGCGCCCTACTCACGGAGGCCGAGCCTTGTCGCTGACCAACCTGCTCAACAACCCCTGCACGATCACCTCGGGAATTGAGACCGACGACTTCGGCATCGACCCCGACCCCGTCGCGCCGGCGCCGGTCACGACCGTCTGCGAGTTGCAGCAGCGCCAGCGCAGGGAGGATGCCGACGACGGCGAGGTCTCATCGACCGACTGGATCGCCTTCTTCCCGGTCGGCACGCTGATCGACACCGCCGACACGGTGACGGTGGACGGCCACAACTATGAGGTCGTCGGCGAGCCGTGGGTTGCTCGTAACCCCTCCACGCGGATCGACTCCCACATCGAGGCCACGCTGCGGCGGACGGCCGGGGCAGGTGACGGGTCGTGATCCCCGACATCGAGAAGGTCGTCGCCAAGTATCTACGCGCGGCCGCTGGCTTCAACTCCCGCGTCGTCGGTAAGACCCCTGACTCGATCACCGACTCATGGGTCCGGCTGACGGTCCTCGACGGCGGCCAGGACCCCGGCTCCAGCGCCGACCGCAACGTCGCCTTCCTGATCCAGCTCGACTGCTACGCGGGCGCGAGCGGGGGCCAACCGGAGGCGAGCACACTCGCCCGCACCGTCCGCTCACTGATCGCCACGATCGACACCGCCTCCCACGCCGACGCGATCGTCAGCGGCGCACGGATCACCGGCTACGCCCGCATCCCTGACACCGGCCTGGAGCCCGCCCGCGAGCGGTTCGTCCTTACCGCGACCGTCTGGGCGCACTAGATGGTCTTCGTGCCCAACAAGGACTTCGCCGCCGAGCTGATGGAGGACGAGGACTTCCGCGCGGGTCTCGGCAACGTCCAGGGCCAGGAGATCAAGCGCCGTGCCTCCCAGCTTTCCCCGCGCAATACCGGCCGCACCGCCCGCAGCTTCGTCGTAGTCGACGAGGACGGCGAGATCCGCGTCGGCAACACCGATCCCTTCTTCCACCTGACCGAGTGGGGATCGGTCAACAACCCACCTTATGCCCCGTTGCGACGGGGTGTTTCTGCCGCAGGTCTGCGGTTAGACGAAAGGTAAACCCACCGAAGCCCTGCGGGGCGAAGGAGAAAGATCATGGCTAACGACTCCAGCCAGATCGTGGTCGCCGCCGGCGGCTCGATCAGCGTCGCCCCCGTGGGGACGGCGTTCAGCACCGACCCGGCCGTGGCGCTCTCGGCGTCATGGCGCAACCTCGGCTACGCGACCGAGGACGGTGTCACCTTCGGTGACGCGCCCTCGGTTCAGGACATCATGTCCTGGCAGAAGAACAGCCCCGTCCGCCGCGTGATCGACGGCCGCGACCGTACCGTCACCTTCACTCTGGAGCAGTGGAACGACGCGACGTTCCCGCTGGCCTTCGGAGGCGGCGCCTGGACGCTGGTCTCGGGGTCCGTCTACAAGTTCACCCCTCCGGGTGACTCCGACCCGCTGGACGAGAAGGCGCTGATCGTGGACTGGTCCGACGGCGACCGGAACTTCCGCCACGTCTCCTACACCGGGAGCGTCACCGGTGGCGTCGAGACGCAGCTCACCCGCTCGGGTGCGGCGGTCCTGCCGATCACGTTCCAGATCAACGCCAACGACTCCGGCTCGGACTGGGAGCTGTACTCCGACGATCCGGTCTTCGCGGACGGCGGGTCGTGAGCAAGGGCACAAAGGCGGCGTCCGGGGAACCGGGCGCCGCCGCCCGTGCCGAGGTCGCAGACGAGCCGCGAACGCTGGAGGTCCACGGCCTCGCGCTTACGCTGCCGCCCAAGCTGCCGTTCGAGGTGCTGCGCTTCATGGGCGACGAGCCCGGCGCTGCCGATGTCGTCGGCATCCTGCGCGTAGTCCTCGGGGCCGAACAACTCGACAAGGTGTGGGCGCTCGGTCTCGACGTGGATCAGGGCACCCAGCTCGTCGAGGACATCACCGGCCTCTACGGAACCGACGTGGGGGAATCTACGGCCTCGCCGAAGTCCTAGCCACGCGCTGGGATTCCGTCGAGGCCGATTTCATTCGCTACTACGGACTCGACCTGCGCGTCGAGGCCGAGCGAGCCGGGCTGCGGCGCCTGTGGGTGCTCGTCAAGGGCCTACCCGCCGAGGCCGCGCTGCACGATGAGGATCGTCCGCGCTGGTCGGTGCAGGACGAGCTGCTCGCCAGGGCCGTCGAGCAGACGAGCGCGTGGGGCCGGATGACCGTCCTCGCGCTCGGCGCCAAGTCCAGCCAGATACCGCCCGTCCACGAGGTCGAGCACCCCGACCGCGAGACGCCGCGGCCGAAGCTGACCACCGACCCGACCGCTATCCGCAACTTCTTCGCGAGGAGGTGAGAGCCACGTGGCATCCGCCGGTACCGCATACGTCGATCTACAGCCCGACCTGGGGGGCTTCTTCGCCTCCGTGGAATCGAGGCTCGCGCCGCTGACCGACAAGTTCGGCCCGGTGGGTAAGGCCGCCGCCGCCGGGCTCGGCGTCGTCGCCGTGGCGGGCGTGGCAGCGGGCAAGGCGTTGTACGAGATCGGCGAGTCCTTCGACGACGCCTACGATCAGATCCGCGTCCAGACCGGGGCCACGGGCAAGGAGCTGGAAGGGCTCAAGGGCTCCTTCAAGAACGTTGTCTCCTCGGTGCCGACCGACTTCGACTCGGCGGCGAAGGCCGTCGGCCAGCTCAACTCCCGGCTCGGTCTGAGCGGCAAGCCGCTGGAGCGGCTGTCGAAGCAGATGCTCGAGCTGTCGCGGATCACCAACACCGACCTGGAGACCAACATCGAGTCGGTCACCCGCGTCTTCGGCGACTGGGGCATCGCGGTCAAGGATCAGGGCCCGCGCCTTGACGAGCTCTACCGCGCCTCGCAGGAGACCGGCGTCGGCGTCGCCCGCCTCGCCGATCTGATGACGAAGTTCGGCTCGCCGCTGCGCCAGCTCGGATTCAGCTTCACCGAGACCGCCGGTCTGGTCGGCAAGTTCGAGAAGGAGGGCGTCAACACCGAACTGGTCCTCGGCTCGATGCGGATCGCCCTCGGCAAGCTCGCCGCCGAGGGCGTCAAAGACCCGGCGAAGGCGCTGCAGATGCTCACCGAGCAGATCAAGAATGCGGGCTCGGCGGGCAAGGCGAACGCGATGGCGATCGAGACCTTCGGCGCCCGTGCCGGCCCCGACATGGCGGCGGCGATCCGCGAGGGCCGCTTCGACCTCGGCAAGCTGTTCGACACGATCAAGAACGGCTCCGACACGGTGATGAAGTCAGGCCGGGAGACCCGCGACTTCTCCGAGCAGTGGCAGATGTTCAAGAACAAGGTGCTGGTCGCGCTGGAGCCGATCGCCCTTCGCGTCTTCAACGCGGTCGGCGACGGCATGAAGTGGCTGAACAAGAACTGGCCCGCGATCGTCGCCAACATCGCGAAGGCAACCGATTGGCTGAAGCAGGCGTGGCTCGACATCGGCCCGGCGATCAAGTTCGTCGTCAACCTCGCCGCCGACAACCTCGCCTCGTTCAAGGACTTCTTCAAGGGAACCTTCGACATCATCCGAGGGTTCGTCGACGTCTTCGTGGGCGCGCTGCACGGCGACTTCGGGGACATGTGGGATGGGATCAAGACCATCTTCAAGGGCATCGCCGAGAGCGTGATCGGGCTGATGAAGGGGCTCACCCAGCCGACCCGAGCGATCGCAAAGCTGATCGCGAACGGCGTCTTGGACGGGTTCTCGAAGATCGGCGAGCTGGCGGGCAAGATCGGCGACTGGCTCGGCAAGGGCCTCGACAAGATCACGAGCTTCCTCGACCGCTTCAAGGACAAGGCGGTCACCCTCGGCAACAAGGTCGTCTCGGGACTCGGCAACGGTCTCGCCGACTTCGTGAACAACATCGCCGACAAGCTGAGCAAGGGCGTCGACCGGATCGCGAGCTTCTTCGATTCGTTCTTCAACAAGGCCGTCACGCTCGGCGGCAAGATCGTCAACGGCGTCGGCAACGGGATCAGCGATCTCGTCTCGAAGATCGGCGACACGATCAGTAAGGCCGTCGACCGGATCGGCGACTTCTTCGAGTCGGCTTTCAACAAGGCCGTCACGCTCGGCGGCAAGATCGTCAGCGGGATCGGGAACGCGATCAAGGACGTCGGCGGGATCGTCGCCGGGGCGCTGAACAAAGCGGTAGGGGCGGTCGGGAACGTAATCGGCAACATCGGCCGCTCGATCGCCAACTGGCTCAACGACAACACGCCGCTCGGCGATCGAATCTCGATCGACATCCCACACGGCCCCGACTTCGGCTTCACCCTCCCCGCGCTCGCCTCCGGCGCCACGAACTTCGCCGGCGGCATGGCGATCGTCGGCGAGGAAGGCCCCGAGCTGGTCAACCTGCCGCGCGGCTCCGACGTGATCCCCGCCCCGCAGACGGCCAAGCTCGCCAACGGCCTGCGCGGGATCGACGGCGCCGTGCCCGACGTCAACCTCTACATCGAGGGCGACGCCTCGGCACTCGACTACCGGATCGTCAAGATCACCCGCGGCGAGATCACCGAGCACGACCATCGCGGCACCCAGGCGCTGCGGGCGGGGCTGGTGCGTGCGTAATGGCGACGGTTACCACACGGCCCGACGCGACGGTGTCCAGCTCTGGCGGAACCGTCACGGGCGCCGCATCACGCCACGCGGCGACGAGTGACGATAGCGACTCGTCCTACGTCGATTTCACGAGTGGCGATGAGTTCGTGCTGGGATTCGCCGAGCCGTCCATCCCGAGCGGGGCGGTTCTGAATCAGGTCACGATACGCATTCGCGTAGCGAAGACGGGTGCCAGCAATGGCACCGTGTCGCTGCTGCTCGCCGACGTCACGACCTGGACGCTGTTTGTCAACTGGACGACTGCAACCACGGTGTCGCTTATCGCTTATGACTACAACCTCTACACCTACGACGCTTCAGACGTTCAGGTCCAGGTCACGCCTGGAATACCCACGCGCTGTTACGAACTATTCGCCGACTTCACCTACGTCGCCAAGCCGACGCTCAACGTCACCGCGCCCACCGGCACCGTCACCGACACGAACACTCCGACCGTCACATGGACGGAGACGCTCGACTCCGACGGCGGCGCACAGACGAAATACGAGGTCAAGGTCTTCTCGGCGGCGCAGTATGGGGCCGGTGGTTTCGACCCCTCGACGTCGACGGCGACCTACAGCAGCGGCACCCTGAGCGGGTCGTCGCTCTCCCACGCCGTCACGACCGCCCTCGCCGACGCCACCTATCGCGCCTACGTCCGCGTCGGGCAGACGGTCAAAGGCTCAACTCACTGGTCGGATTGGGACTACGAGGGCTTCGTCTCGGATGCGACATATCCAGACACGCCTTCGATCACGCTCACCGCACAGGCCAGCGACGGGCGGATCAAGGTCGACCTCGACGACGCCGCGACAGGCGCGACCACCGACATGTTCGAGGTCCAGGTCTCCCGCGACGGCGGCACCACTTGGGAGGCGATGCGCCTGCTCACCGACGAGGGCGGGTACGTCGCCCCGGTCGCGGGCCTCGCCACCGTCTACGACTACGAGGCCGCCAACGGCGTCGCCACCTACTACCGGGCGCGAGCGCTCCACGAGTCGTCCGGCGTCTACGCGGCCTCGGCGTGGGCGACGGCGAACGCGACCTGGTCGAGCACGTCGTGGTGGATCAAGCACCCGAACCAGCCTGCGCTGAACCTCGCCGTGGTCCCCTACGGCCTCGACGCGATCAACCGCGGCGCTCGCCAGGGCGTCTTCGAGGTACCCGGTCGCAGCCTCCCGGTCGTCGTCTCCGACAGCGTCCGAAGCGGCGCCACCGGGACCGTCACCTTCCTGTGCGAGAGCGACGCCGACCGCGACGCGCTCGCGGCGCTGCTCGACACCTGCGACACGCTGCTGCTGCAGGGCCGCGCCGCCGACTACTGGGACGATCGCTACGTCCGCTTCGGCGAGCACAGCTCCGAGCGTGTGGCGGACAAGGCATACGTCGCCGACACCGTCGAGACCCTGCCGTGGACGGAGGTGGACTCGCCCGCAGGCGTCGTCGAGGACTGGTCGGCGTGAGGCCGGTATCGAGCCGCTGGGACGTCTCGGCCTCGCACAAGATCGTGAGCCGGGCGACGCTGATCGACGGCGACACCGAAACGGTGCTGAGCGGCGTCGTCGACGGCACGGTGACGCTCGATGCCAACGCCGCGACCCGCGGCCGCTGCGACGTGACGATCACCGATGACGGCACGATCGACCTCGTCCCCGACTCGGCCAGCGATCCGCTCGCGCCGTACGGCAACGAGATCCGCCTCGAGCGCGGCCTGCGCTACCCCGATGGCGATGAGGAGTACGTCTCGCTCGGCGTCTTCCGGATCGACGAGTCGATCGCCTCCGACTCCGGCGATGGCGTCCAGGTCCGCGTCTCCGGGCTCGACCGCTCGGCCCGCCTCATCGACGCACGGTTCGAGGAGGCGTACACGATCCCCGCCGGTACCGCCTACACGGCGGCGATCCTGAGCCTGCTTCAGTCCGCCTACCCCGGCGCCTTCTACAGCTTCGCCGCCTCGTCGCTGACGACGCCGACGCTGCTCGGCGAGACCGGCGGCGATCGCTGGGCGCTCGCGCAGTCGATGGCGACGTCGATGGGGATGGAGCTTTTCTTCGACGGCGACGGCGCCTGCGTGCTGCGGCCGATCCCGAGCGCGGTCGCGGGGCAGAGTGTCGCCGAGATTCACGACGGCGACGGCGGCGTGCTGGTGTCCGCCGACAACCGCTGGACCCGCCAGGGCGCCTACAACCGCGTCATCGCCACCGGCGAGAACACCGGCGAGGGCGTCGCCCCGGTGCGCGGCGTCGCCACCGACGACAACCCGCTGAGCCCGACCTACTACTACGGCCCCTTCGGTCGCGTCCCGGCCTTCTACGTCTCTGAGTTTCTGACGACCGCCGCCCAGGCCGCCGACGCCGCCGCCGGGGAGCTGGCGCGGCAGCTCGGCACCTCGCGGCAGGTCAGCTTCGGCTCGATCGTCAACCCGGCCCTGGAGCCGTTCGACGTCGTCAGCGTCCACCGCACCTCACTCGACATCGACGAGGAGCACGTGATCGACTCGCTGACGATCCCGCTCGGTGCCGAGGCGGCGATGAGCGGCACCACCCGCGCGGTGCAGGTGATGTCGTGAACGAGGCACAGCGCCACCTGCTCCGCCAGCAACTGCTGCTCGCGGCCAAGCCGGATCTCCGCCGCGGCGAGATCACCGACGCGACCCCAGGGGCGGTCGAGATCGCGCTCGGCGGTGCCGACGAGAGCGTCCCGGCTGAGCTGATCGCGGGCGGCTACGTCGCCACGGGTGACATCGTCGACGCGCTCGTCGCCGGTAACGCGCCGCCGCTGATCCTCGCCGCCACGGTTGCGCCGCTCACCGCCGCGACCCTGAACGCCAACTGGTCGACGGGCACCGGACGCGCGGCCGCCAGCTACTACATCGACCGCGGGCGTGTCTGGCTGCAGGGCGGCGTCAAGCGCAACTCGGGCGCGACGACGACGCCGCTGACCCTGCCGAGCGGCTATCGCCCGACCCAGACCGGCGGCGTGACCGGCGTCATCCTCACCGGCGCGGGCACGCTCACCTACCTGACGATCGACACGGCGGGCGTCCTCACCTTCGGAGCCGTCACCACCGGCACCGCCCTCAACCTCGACGGAATCAGCTTCCGCATCTGACTCCCGGCGCGCAGGCGCCACCCTCACCCCGAAAGGAGCCGTCCGTGGCCTACTCCAACGGCGCCATTCCCCTGAGCGTCCTGTGCCCGGTGGCAGGCGGCGGCTACCTGGCCCCCATCGCGGCGGCGGCGTGGAATGCGCTCGCCGCCCACATCTATGAGGCCCGCGGCGTCAAGATCGCCCCCAACGGCCCCGACTCGACCTATCGCACGCTGGCTCGCCAGCAGTATTGGCGCGACTACTGGTGCTCGCGCGGGCTCTGCGGCAACGCGGCGATACCGGGCACTTCCAACCACGGGCTCGGCCTCGCGGTCGATACCGACGACAGCGCCCTCGTCAACGCCTACGGCGCTCCCTACGGCTGGCAGAAGGCGTGGAGCGACGCGCCCGCAGAGAGCTGGCATATCCGCTACACGCCCGGCCACTACTCGGGCCCCGACCCCGGCCCCGGCTACACCGCCGCCCCGCCCGCGTGGTACCGGCGGCTCGGCGAGCAGATCAAGCAGGCCCGCGAGCGGCGGCAATCAAAGAAGCGGCGGCGCAAGTTCGGCGACCCGACTGCCAAGCGGCGGGCGCTGCTTCACCGCCAGATCCAGCGGCTCGGCGATCAGATCAAGAAATGGGTGCGCCGACGGCGCGGATGGGAGGAACAATGACATCGGAGGACGAGCTGAAGGCGAAGCGAGCCGACCTGCGCGACAAGCTCGACAAGGCCCGCAAGCGCGGCAAGCCCGGCAGGGCGCACAACCTCCGCACCCGGATTCAGCGGATCACTTCCAAGCTCAGGAAGCTGCGCCGCCGGCGGCAGGCTCAGCCGAGTGTGGTGCTGACCCGGATCTCGCCGAACCGCTCGGCGAGGAGCACCGGCATTTCGCTGATCGTCTTGCATTCGACCGAATCGTCCAACATCGAGGCCTCCGACGCCGACCTTGCCGGCGTCGCGGGCTGGTTCGCCAACCCCGCATCGCAGGTGTCCTCGCATGTGATCACCGACTCCGACGGCCACTCGGCCCGCTGCGTCGAGGACCGGGACAAGGCATGGACCGCCGCCGCCTACAACTCGGCCTCGCTCAACATCGAGCAGATCGGCCGGGCGTCGCAGACGATCTGGGCCGCCGAAGAGCTGAAGGAGACGGCCCGCTGGATCGCCCGCTGGTCTAAGGACCACGGCGTCCCGATCGAGCGGGCGAAGGTCTCAGCCGGTCGCGTCCTCAGCCCTGGAGTCGCAATGCACAGCGACCTGGGCTCGGCGGGCGGCGGGCATACCGATCCCGGCAGCGCCTACCCGCTCGGGCAGGTACTCGACTTGGCAACGAACTACCGCAAGCGCATCTAAGGAGCAACGCCATGAAAGACATCACGAAGTCCGAACCCGTCCGCGTCGCCTACGTCGTGCTGAGCGCGGCCATCGCGATCCTCGCCATCTTCGGCGTCACCGACGGCGACCTAGTTCAGACCCTCGGCCAGATCGTCGTCCTGATCGGCGGCGGCGAGGCCGTCCGCTCCCGTGTCAGCCCCGCGCGGCGCTGAGCGCGAGCAGGGGAGCAGGAGTCCGGTGCGTGAACCGCTGGGAGCAGATACAGCCGATCGTCCGCGACGCCGTAACGCTGCTGATTGGCGTCTATCTCGTCTGGCGCACGACGAACCCGCCGCCGATCACCTACGAGGATATGCCGGGGCTCGTCGCCGCGGCCGGATTCCTCGGCGTGCCGCTGAAGGCGCGGGGCGAGTGATGCAGGCCTGGGGCAGCTACGTCGCGATCTTCGTGGCGCTGTATCTGCTCGCCCACCTGACGGTGCTGGTGATCTCGGCGTGGTAGCGGCGGCGGCCAAGAAGGCCCGCCCGGCGATCTACCGCTGGGTGCCATACGCCCTGGTCGTCGTGTTCTCGGCCGGCGGCGCTTACTTCGCCTCCCGAGCCGCGGTCGATGAGACGGCGACGATCAGCTACTACAACGCCGTCGATAGCTGCGAGCGCGGCAACGCGACCCTCCGCGAGCCGCTACACGACTTCGCCGCCGCGCTCGCCCGCGACTACGACAACAACATCCCCGCCGTCGTCCGCGCCGCCCGCGAGACCCGCGACCGCACCTACCCGGTGGACTGCCTGGAGGTGGTCGAGCCGGTCGGGCCCGCCGACCCCTACGTCCCACCAGCGGGCCGATGATCCCGCGCAACGGCCAACCCGCCGACCCCCACCCCGCGACGCTGATCGCGCTGAGCGTGACGACGATCGGGCTCGCGTGGCTGCTGCTGCGCCACCGTGAGGCGTTCCTGATCCCGAGGCGCCGGTGAGCACCCCGCCGTTCCGACTGCAACGCGCCCAGCGGACGATCCGCATCGCGCGGGGGATGCTGTCCGAGGCGGCGCAGGCGTGTCCCGACCTGCGTCCCGAGCTGGAGGCCGCCATCGCCCGCGCACTCGCCGCCGAGCAGCGGTCGGCGAAGCTGCTCAAGGAGCGCATGAACTGACCGGCGCTGACAGCACCTGACACCCCCTGCGCGTAGGCGCAGATGCGAGACCCCGTTCGGCTACGGCCGGGCGGGGTCTTTGCGTTTCAGGAACGGTGGCGTTGCTTGCGCTTCTTCGCGAACAGCTCAAGCTTCAGGGTGCCGGCCTGGTCGTAGTCGTCGTAGTCGAGGCTCAGGCTGACGATGCAGCTGTCAGCCCTGGAGATCGTCAGCGGAACCTTGCCTGCGCCGGATGAGGAGATGGGCAACTCGAAGTCTCTGCCGATGCTCCGCTTCCCACGGTCGCAGTCCGACGAACCGGAAATGACGGCAGCTCCCGGTGGGTCCATCGTCACACGATAGGTCACAGTCTTCGGTCGCTCGATGAACCCTGAGACCACCACAAACGGCATCGAGCTCGTATCGCTGTCGCTCTCGATCAGCTTCGCCGGTTTCGCCTGCGCAGTCGGCGGCAGTATCACCATGAGTGCCACGACGCCGATCACCGCGATACAACCGAGCCAACGTGATCGACCAGGGCGGTGCCGGGGCAGGGTGGCGGCGGAGGGAACATGACCCTGCCCGAACCCGAGGCGTCCGACGCGGAAGTCCTTGCCGCTGCGCTGCCGCACTTGCGGCGGCTCAGCCATTGCGAGAGCCTGCCTGACGCCTCTCGCGCCGCTGCTCGGCTGCTTGCTCGAACCGTTGCGCGTCATCAGCGTCGCCCCGCCCTGCGAGCAGTAGGGACGCCGCCTCGACCAGATCGTCCATCGCCTCTTGAAGCTCATCGACCTTCTCCTCTAGTCGCTGTAGTTGATCCTGCTCGGCCTCGAGGTCTGGGCGCAGGTCGCTGATCTCGACGTCCCATAGGTCGGCGAGCGCCTGGAAGTTGCCGAGTCGGGGCGTCGTCTCGGCGCCCTCCCAGCGTTCGTAGGTGCGCTTGTCCACGCCGATCCGGTAGGCCACCTCCATGACCTCTTGACCGTGGCGCAGGCGTTCGCGCTTGACGCTGGCGGCGACCCGCTCCTTGTAGCCCTCCATCTGGCGGGCGAGGCTAGCCCGGAATGTCGCTGCTAGCGACGGCATTTTTATGTCGCGCTGCGGTTCCGCCGGAATGCCGGTATTATGCCGGGCAGTGAACCGGCGCGCAACTGTCATCAGCGGGACTGCAATCCGACGCGACCGCGAGAAGGTCGGCCTCAGCCGAGTCGGCCTCGCGTATCTGGCCGACGTCGACCCTCGGACGATCGAGCGGATCGAGGCCGGTGAGGTCACACCGCGCCGGGCGACGCTCGCATGCATCCGCCGGGTGCTCGATAGCTACGACCCCGAGGACATCTCGGCATGACCTTCGCCCACCCCCAGGGCGAAGCGGTCCCGTCCGGCGCATCCTCGCGCCGTTCCCACCACCGAGCGCAACCGCAAGGACGGGATAGCGGCGCTCTCAACCCCGACCAGCAGGAGCCGCGGCGTTGACGGCGCCGGACTCCCATACCCCCACAGGAGGTAACCTACAGCCCAGCGCCGTGACAATCGCGGCCCGGCGGCTGGCCAACGCCCGCGTCGAGCTGATGTCGGCGATGCGGCAGCTCGACCGCCCCGGCACCCGCTGGGCGCAGGCCGCCGTCGCCGCTGCCGTCTCGAACCTAGACGACGCGCTCGCCAAGCTGGCGGGGGAGCAGTCCTGATGGCCGAGGTGATCGAGGCCACCGCGACCGAGATCGTCCCCGCCGAGCCGGAGCCGAGCCACAACCTCTCGCTGTTCGGCACCACCGATCCCGTCGAGGTGGTCGAGGCCGCGACCCGCGTTGCCGACGCGCTCGCCGCCGTGATCCGGGCGAAGGGGCTCTACAGCGTGATCCAGAACAAGGCGCACGTCCGCGTCGAGGGCTGGCAGTTGCTCGGCTCGATGCTCGGCGTCACCGCGATCTGCACCGCGACCGAGGAAGTCGAGGGCGGCTACCTGGCGACCGTCGAGGCCCGCACCGCTGACGGCCGCGTCGTCGGCCGCGCCGACGCACTCTGCACGAAGCATGAGAGGCGCGGCCCGTGGAAGTCGGCCGACGACTACGCGCGGCTCTCGATGGCGCAGACCCGCGCCACCGCGAAGGCGCTCAAGGGGCCGCTCGGCTTCGTGATCTCACTCGCCGGCTACCAGACGACTCCGGCCGAGGAGATGACCTTCGCTGAACCTGAGACTTCGGCGGCGCCTGACTCCGCCGCCGAGAACGGGGCATCGCTGGGAGGCGATGGCGGCCCCGTTGCCGAGGGGAGCAGCAGCCCCTCGGCAGAACTTCCACCGGCCCGCGTCGAGGGGATCGTCACCGCGATCAAGGCGCTCGGCCTGCCGTACAAGGAGATCAACGTCCTGCTCGGCGCTGCCGGCATCGACGCCCTGCGCGCCTACTCAGCGAAGGCGCTGCTCGAGCGGCTGGGATCGCTGAGCGACGAGCAGGCAACCGCGCTCGAGCGGCAACTGCTCGGCGTTGAGCAGTCCGAGGCGACCGATGGCTGACCTGCTCGGACGCTTCGAGGTCCACGTGCTGCCGAACGGCGGCGTGGTCTACTACGACCCCGGCCCGCACCGCTACTACGCCGAGCTCAACGAGAAGCTGGATGGCAGCTACGCCTACAAGCGCGGCTCGGGACTGACCGGGATCTCGACGATCAGCAAGGCGATCGACCCCGATCCCGGTGGCCTGCTGCATTGGGCGACCAAGCTCGACCAGGAGGGGATCGCCGAGCTTGCCTGCCGCTCGGCAGACAACGGCGGCGACCTCGGCTGGCTGCGGACCCGCGAGTCGATCGACGCCGCCCTGCGCGAGCACGAGCTGACCTGGCGGCATGTACGCGACCGGGCGGCCGAGCGCGGGACCAACGTCCACGAGCGGATCTTCGCCGCCCTTGCGATCAGCGATCGCCCGCCGTCGCTGGCCGAACTGAGCGACACCGAGCGCGCCTACGGCCAAGCCGCCTTCGCATGGTGGCGCGACCACGAGCCCGAGCCGATCCACGTCGAGCAGGTCACCGCCTCACTCGACGACGCGATCGCCGGGCGCTTCGACCTGCTCTGTGAGATCGACGGCGAGCGCGTCCTGGTCGACGCCAAGACGCGCGAGAAGGGTGAGGCGCGCAAGGCCGACCACGTTCAGCTCGCGGGCTACGAGCTCTGCAACCGCGTCTGCGGCCTCGGCGTAAGCGACCGCCGCCTCGTCCTGCTGTTGAAGTCGGACGGCACCTATGAGCAGCGCACAGGCGTCGCCACCGAGGACGACTTCATCCGCGCCCTCGCCGTCCATCGTGCCGGGCAGGGGCTCGCCGGGCGGATGAAGGCCGCCGCATGAGCGCCGCCACCGAAACCTGCCCCGACTGCGACGGCGCCGGCTGGATCACCGTGGCCGCGCCCAACCGTGACCCGCAGCTCGAGCGCGAGTACCGCTGCCGGACCTGCGCGGGCGACGGCCTGGTCGACGCGCAGACGATCGCCGACCGGCGCGACTCCGAAGCCTACGAGCCGCCACCTGTCGATCTGCCCGTCAGCGCCGAGGACTTCGCCAACCCTGACGGTCCAGTCGAGGATGAGGAATGGCCCCCGTTCTGAGCTACAGCCTCGTCTGCCCGAAGTGCCGCCGTGGCTGGTGCGGCGTCGGCACCCCGCGCCCCTGCTGCCCGTTCTGCGGCGTCGTGAGGCCGCGATGAACCAGCACCTATCCGAACGCTCGCAGGCCGTCAGAACGGCTCCTGTGGCTTCTGAGCGTGGCTTCGCACCGCGTGGCATCGCCGAGTTGCAGGAGGCGCTGCATGGGCTGCGCGAGGAGCTGCTGACGGTGGATAACAGCCTGCAGGCCGCGCACGAGCTCGCCCAGGACGCCGAGGAGCGGTGGACCGAGCACTACGACGCGACCTGCGAACAGCTCGAGGACGAGGCCGAAGGCCGGCTGCCCGGCGAGGATCAGCGGATCTCGATCGCCCGCCGCCGTGGGGGAGCGGTCGCCTGGACCAATCACCGCCGGGCCGAGCGCGCGGTCAAGAGGCTGGAGAAGCGCGCGACCCTGATCCGCGACCGGATCAGCGCCGCTCAGTCGGAGGCGAAGTTGCAGGGGATCGTGTGAGGCGTGGTGAGGGGATGGACTTCGGTTCGGCTCAGGAGCGAGTGGACACCGCCGGGCGGTCGTACACGCCCGCCGCTCGCCGCCGAAGGCTGCGCGGGAACCGGCGGGTGCGGTCGAGTACCCGCCGGTTCCATCCGCCAGCGGTGGGATGCTACGGAGGTACGCATAAACGGCCGGGCGACGCGCCAACGCCCCCGGCCATGGCCACGGAGGTACGACTCCATGACGCCCAACAGGGTATCCCCACCTTCCCGAACCGGGAGGGTTTTCGCATGAGTTGGGCCAAGCTTGACGACAAGTTCTGGTCCAATCCGAAGGTCGAAATGGTCGGCAATGAGGCCGCCGGAGCCTATGCCCGGATGCTCAGTTATTGCGGCGATCAGCTCACCGATGGCAAGCTCACCGATGGGGCCGCTCGCTACATCGCCAAGGCGAAGGTGATCGACCGGCTCGCCGAGTTCGGGTTCATCGTCCAAAACGGCTCTGGATGGGTGATCCCCGACTATCTCGACTACAACCGCAGCAAGGCCCAGGTACTCGCCAAACGGGAGGCCGACAAGAAGCGGAAGGGCGGCGAATCCGATGGGTGAGTCGCGCCGGAATCGCACGCGAGTCGCGCCGGATTCCGACGCGATTCCGCGGCGACGTCGCGCCGGAATCGCGCGCGATGCCTCGCGCGAGCGCGCGCCTGCGCCTGCAACCCGACCCGACCCGAGTAGTCCCTTACGTCCTTCGACCGCTACTCAAGAGGTGGAGTTAGAACGCGCGGGCGCGATTCCAGTTAGTGCCGAGCCCGGCAACCGCCGGCTACGCGCCTACCTCGCCGCCGAGCCGAAGGTGCGGGAGCGATTCGACCGCGAGCAGGCTCGCCGCATCCTCGCCGACTGCGACTCCGACCACCGGATCGCCAACGAGCTCAGCGGCGATCCGGTCTACGAGCGCGTCCAGGCCCGCCGTCGCTTCGAGGCGTGGCTGATCGAGCAGGACGACCAATGACCACCCGCGTCGAGGGCATCAACTGGACCGCCGAGTGGCAGCGTCGATCCGAAGCGGCGAAGGCCGCGAAGCAGGCGGGCCGGGTGCCGTACGACCGCGAAGCCGACCCGCTCCTGGCGCTCGACCTGCGCGAAGTCTGGGAGCCGCTGACCGGCGAATCCCTGCGCGGCACCCTCGGCCGCTGTCCCTCGCCCGACCACGACGACGACGTTGCCTCCTGTGCCGTCCGCGAGCGGCTGTTCTTCTGCAACGGCTGCCCAACCCGCGGCTCGATCATCGACCTCGGCGCGCTGCTCTACGGCCTCGAGCCGCGCGGCCGCGACTTCTTCCGCATCCGCGAACGTCTGCTCGCCGAGCTGGGGATGGCGGCATGAGCGCCGCCGCCCAGCCGATCCTCACCGCCGTACCCGACGACGGCTTCCTCTGGCCCGACGGCTCCGGCGAGATCCTGTCGCTCGCCGACGCGACCTACCGGATCCGCGACCTTCTCGATGAGCGCGACGGCCTGCTGACGCTGACCGCAAAGCAGGCCCGCGAGAACGCGAGGCTGGCCCGCCGCGTGGCCGAGGACGAAGACCCCAACGCCCACCCGCAGGGTGCCGAGATCGTCGCGCTCATCGAACGCTGGAAGCTCGGCGCCGGCCACCCGAAGGCGAAGGTGTCGGCCGACCGCGTGAAGCTCGTCAAGGCGCGGATCTCAGACGGCTACGCGATCACCGACGACGACCCCTTCCCCGACCACGCGACCCTCGAGCTGGCCATCGACGGCATCGCCGCCCACCCGTTCGTCGTCAACGGCCAGCGCGTCCCGGCCGGCAAGCCGTCCCAGCGCCACGACCGCCTCGGCATCGCGCTCGGCGGTGGCGAGGAGGTCGAGAAGTTCGCCCGGCTCGGGTACGCGGCGCGCAAGGCCGGATGGCGACCGGAGACGGGATGGCCGGCATGAGCGCCCAGTCCCTCGCCGCCCTCGCCAACGCGAACCGCATCCGGCTCCGCCACGCCGCCGTGATCCGCTCGATCGCCTCACCCGCCGACGCCGCCGACGTGCTCCGCACCCCACCCGCCGACACCGGCCGCCTGCGCCTCGCCCGCGTCCTGAAGGCCGTCCCCCGCTACGGCCCGGTCCGCACCACCCGCCTGCTCAACCGCGCCGCCATCCCGCAGGCCCGCCTGCAACGCGGCCTCGGCGAGCTGACCGAGCGCGAGCGCAACCGCATCGCCGACGAGCTGGTGCGCGGCCAGGCGCCGCCGACGACGGTGCTCCAGCGGCAGATCCTCGCCCACCTCAACGGCTCGGCGCTGAGCCATCAGACGCTGACGGCCTGGACGAACGCCCACCCCTCGGGCACGACCAGCGCCCTGCGCGGCCTCGCCAAGCGCGGCCTGGTCGTGCGCGACGGCGAGGGCTGGCGAAAGGTGTCGCCGTGAGCACCCGCGACCTCATCACCTTCTGGCTCTGCGCCGCCGGCTACCTGCTCGTCTGCGCGGCCTCCTGGGCGCTCATCGTCCTCGCCGTCCTGTGGGTGCTGCCGTGAGCGCGTGCGCGGGTTGCGGGACGCCGATCACCCAGTGGCGGCGAAAGTGGTGTTCCGACCGCTGCCGCAAGCGCACCCTCTATAGCGGCACCTGCGAGATCTGCGGCGGGCCGACCAACGGAAGTAACGGACGCGACGCCGCCTCCGATGTGTGCCGCGAGTGCCACGAGCAGCGCAACGCCGAGCGCAACGCCGAGATCATTCGGCGCTGGAACGAGGACGAGCCGCCGTGGTACATCGCCGAGCAGATGGGACTGCGCTCTGAGAAGCAGGTCAAGGGTGTCATCGACCGTGCCCGCAAGCGCGGTGAAGGCGTCAGCCTCCATCGCAGGCGCAAGCGCTCCGACTGGTCCGAGATCGAGCAGCTCTACCGCGAGGGCTTGACCTACCGCGAGATCGGCGAGCGGCTCGGCATCAGTCGCAGCAACGCCGCTGCCCGGGTCAGCGCCATGCGAGCCGCGGGCATCGACCTGCCACGGAGGCGAGCGCCGCGCCTACCGCCAGTTCATCGCGGCGAACCGCTCACCGAGGAGGAGGATGCCATGAACGACAACGTCCTCGAACGCGGCACGACCCATGGCCTCGACTACCTCATCGTGGGCCTCCCGATTGGCCACCGCTGCGGCTACGTCCGTGTCCCTGAAGACCACCCGTGGCACGGGATTCACTACGACGCTCCGGCCGATGGATCAGCACCGAGAGAAGATGACCCCTACGAGCGGTTGCTTGAGGCGAAGGTGCAGGTCCACGGCGGGCTTACGTGGTCCGGCAAGCTGCCACTCGAGGAGGGCTGGTGGCTCGGCTTCGATTGCGCGCATCGCGGTGATGCGAAAGACCCGAGCCTGATGAACGACGAGTATCGCGAGACCTACGGGAAGTCAGGGAACTTCCCCGGCGCGGTTATCCGCACGACTGCCTACGTCCGCGACGAGTGCGAGAGCCTTGCCAAGCAGATTGTGCGGAC